TTTTCATCCCAGAAGAAAAGAAGCCACGTAAGATTGACATTTCGTAATTAAGTAGTCCTCCTAACACCCCTACAATTGAGTACATCATGGCTTTACTTTGCATCAAAACGCTTCTAGGCGAAGATTTAATTGGTGATGTTGAGATACGTGACAACACCGTAGACATTGACACACCACTCATGGTGATGATTGTCCCAAACGAGAAGGGACAATACAGTGTGGGGCTGGCTCCCTACATGATTTTCTCAGCCACCCGAAAGTTCACGTTTGAAAAGAATCATATCATTCTGTTCACGGAACCTGCTGATGAAATTCGGAATCAATATCATAACATCACAGGAAAAGGTATTGTTCTTCCCACCAGACCAAAACTTGAATTAGTTCCATAATAACAGGGGTGCTTGACATCCCTGTTTTGCTGTGTTATATTAACTGAAACATTCACGACCCGAAGGAGGTTGAATGAAGAAGTTCTATACTAATGTGTTGCAATTTGGTAACAAGTTGCTGGTGCGAGAAGTTCGTAATGGAAAAAAGGACAATCACAAGGTGGAGTTTCGTCCCACCATGTTCATCAAGTCCAAGAAGGAATCCAAGCACAAAAGTTTGTTTGGTGAAAATCTGGAGCCCATGAAGTTTGGTGACATCAATGATGCCAAAGAGTTCATGAAGAAATACAAAGAGGTGGAGAATTTTCCCATCTTCGGCAACACCTCCTTTGCCTATCAATACATCACAGAAGAATATCCAGAAGAGGTGGACTATGATATTAGTCAACTCACCATCTTCACTATTGACATTGAAACTGCCTCAGAGAATGGATTTCCTAGTGTGGACAATCCCATTGAAGAGGTGTTGTTGATTACTGTGCAAGACAACATCACCAAGAAGATTACTACATTTGGTGTCAAGAAGTTTGATGTGCAGAACATTCAGAAAAATTTCGAGTATGTGAAATGTAAGGATGAGGCTGACCTTCTTCTTACATTTCTTCGTTTCTGGCAGATGGCTGCTCCTGATGTGGTGACAGGGTGGAACACACAATTGTTTGACTTGCCTTATCTCATGGTTAGAATCAAGCGAGTATTAGGTGAGGATCGTGTGAAGGATCTGTCACCGTGGCGCATTGTGAATGAGCGACCTGTGACTGTGAATGGGCGTGAATATCTCACAGCCGACATCTATGGCATCAGCAACTTGGATTATCTGGACTTGTACAAGAAGTTCACCTATTCAGCACAAGAAAGTTACAAGTTGGATTACATTGCTCAACAAGAGTTGGGTCGTAGAAAGTTGGAACATAGCTACGAGACATTCAAGGAACACTACACAGAAGATTGGCAATCATTTGTGGAGTACAACATCGTGGACGTGGAGCTGGTGGATGCCTTGGAAGACAAGATGAAGTTGATTGAACTGGTCATCACTATGGCCTATGACGCCAAGTGCAACTTCACAGACATCTTCTCGGCAGTGAGAACCTGGGATTGCATTCTACACAATCATCTCTGGGACAAGAACATCATTGTGCATCAGAAAAAGGAACATGAAGGCAGAACCATTGCTGGTGCCTATGTGAAAGAACCCACGCCTGGCAAGTATGATTGGGTGGTGGGTTTCGACGCCGCATCTCTGTATCCCAGCATCATCATGCAATACAACATGAGTCCTGAGACCATGATGGTGGGTATCACGGCTGACGCCAGTCCAGAAATTCTGTTGCAAGGAGATGTGAATTTCCATGACTTCTTGAAGAACAAGAATTTTGCCATGGCAGCTAACGGCTACTGCTACACTCACAAGCATCAGGGATTGTTTCCTGAAATCGTGGAGAAGATTTTCACAGAACGTGTGTTCTACAAGAAGAAGATGATTGAGGCACGAAAAGAGTATGAGAGAACCAAGGATGTGAACCAGGTGAAGCTCATCAGCAAGTACAACAACATTCAGATGGCCAGAAAAATTCAATTGAACAGTTTGTATGGTGCCTGGGCCAATCAATACTTTCGATTCTATGATGACAGAATTGCCGAAGGCATCACTCTGACTGGTCAGTACATCATTCAGCATGTGGGTCGAGCCTTGAATGAATATCTGAACAAGGTGTGTGAGACAGAAGGTGTGGAGTACACATTCTATTCTGACACAGACAGTTGCTACATCACATTGGATCATTTGGTACAGAAACACTTCTCACATCTGGACAAGAACAAAGTGGTGGATGTGATTGACAAGTTTTGTAAAGACAAGGTGGCCAAGGTGTTGACAGATGCCTGCAACCATATCATGCACGCCACAAATGGCTATGCTTCCAAAATGGAATTCAAACGAGAGGTGATTGCCGACCGTGCCATCTGGGTGGCCAAGAAGCGATATGCCTTGAATGTGTATGATAGTGAAGGTGTGCGATACAAGGAACCCAAGTTGAAGGTGCAAGGATTGGAGATTGTCAGAAGCAGCACGCCTGGCAGTGTTCGACAGTATCTTCGGGATGCTGTGAAGATGGCATTGACCTGTACACAAAAAGAAATTCAAGACTTTATTGCTGATTTGGAACAGAAGTTTCATCAGATGACACCAGAAGAAATTGCCTTCCCTAGAAGTGCCAACAATCTGGAGAAGTATCATTCTGGTTCAACCATCTACGTCAAGGCCACGCCACTTCATGTACGAGGTGCTTTGTTGTACAACCATTATATCAAAGTGAAGAAATTGGACAAAAAGTATGAAATAATTAAGGAAGGAGACAAAGTGAAATACTTGTATCTGAAAGAGCCTAATCCCATCAAGGAGAACAGCATCGCCTTCACAGTCAATTTACCAAAAGAGCTTGACTTACACAAGTATGTTGATTATCATACTATGTTCGACAAAAGTTTCTTGGAGCCTATGAGAACCATTCTGGATTGTCTGGGATGGAGTACAAATAAAGTTGCCACATTGGATGACCTATTCTAAGGAGATGTTATGTCATTAGTCAATAAATTACGTAAAAATTCCACAATTCGTGAAACAGAAATTCTAACTGACAGCAAATTTTTCACAGCCAAGGACATGATTCAAACTCCAGTGCCTATGATTAACGTGGCGCTGTCAGGTCGTTTGGATGGTGGGTTGACTCCTGGCTTGACGGTGTTCGCTGGGCCCAGCAAGCACTTCAAGACGGCTTTTGCCATGTTGTTGGCCAAGAGCTATCTGGAGAAGTATGATGATGCAGCCATCTTGTTCTATGACTCAGAGTTTGGTGCGCCAGCTGGTTACTTTCAGAGCTTTGGCATTGACACAGACCGTGTGATTCACACACCCATCACAGACATTGAACAACTGAAGCATGATATGATGTCACAAATCAACAACATTGAACGTGGCGAGCATGTCATCATCATTGTGGATTCAGTAGGCAATTTGGCTTCCAAGAAGGAAGTGGAAGATGCTTTGGAAGGCAAAAGTGTGGCTGACATGACTCGCGCCAAGCAACTGAAAAGTTTGTTCAGAATGAGTACTCCTCACTTGACCATCAAGGACATTCCCATGGTGGTGGTGAATCACACCTACAAGGAAATTGGTATGTTCCCCAAGGACATTGTGTCAGGTGGCACAGGCATCTACTACTCGGCTGACAACATCTTCATCATTGGTCGTCAGCAGGAAAAGGATGCTGATGGGTTGACGGGTTACAACTTCATCATCAATGTGGAGAAGTCTCGCTTTGTTCGTGAGAAGAGCAAGATTCCTGTTGAGGTGTCATTCGAGGGTGGCATCAGCACCTGGTCAGGTCTTCTGGACGTGGCTCTGGAATCAGGACACGTGGTGAAGCCGCAGAATGGATGGTATCAGAAAAAAGGTGAAGAAAAGAAATATCGTCAGAATGACACATATGCCAAAGAGTTCTGGATGCCCATCTTGAAGGATGCATCATTCCAAACCTGGATCAAGGAGAACTACGCCATCTCCGCCACATCATTGGTGGCAGAGTTCTCTGATGAGATGATTAACCAGGAATATGACAATGCATAATTATAAAGTGAAACCCAATCACGATTACAAGGATAATATCAAATCGGATTACTATATTGAAATCACAGATGGCCCTTTTCAAGGATTGTGTTTCGTGTTTGGCCCCATTGAGTTTGCTGGTGAAGATGAACAAGGTAATGGAAAAATCAATTTCGATTATCACTTGTTGTTCATCCCTGAAACTGTTAACTTTGAAGAAGATAAGTTTGAGATAGAACAGGTAGCGGCTGGTGTGCTGCAAAGAATTTTAGAAACTTTGGTGGAGAAGAACTCTAATGAAACTGGAACTGGTGATACTGAATCAGCTGATGAAGGACGAAGATTATCTCAGGAAGGTGATACCCTTTCTGAAGGATGAGTACTTCACAGACTGGTCTGAACGGAAGGTCTTTCAACATCTGAAAACATTTGTGGGGCAATACAACGCCGCTCCCAGTTCAGCAGCGTTGAACATTTCATTGCAGAATGACAAGTCGTTGACAGAAGAGGAGTTCACAAACATCACAGAAGTGCTCACACAATTTGGTGAAGCTCAATCCAACAAGGATTGGGTGTTGAATGAAACTGAAAAATTTTGCAAAGACAAGGCGGTGTATAATGCCATTGTACAATCCATTCAAATTATTGATGGTAAAGACAAGAAGTTCACTAACGAAGCTATTCCAGAAATTCTCAAAGATGCCCTCGGTGTCAGCTTCGACAATAGTGTGGGGCATGATTATTTGGTGGATTCTGATGATAGGTTCGAGTTTTATCACAGACTAGAGGAACGTATTCCATTTGATTTGGATATGTTCAATAAAATCACAAAAGGTGGATTACCTAACAAGACTCTGAACATCGCTTTGGCTGGAACAGGCGTAGGTAAGAGCTTGTTCATGTGTCACATGGCAGCAGGGGCATTGAGTCAAGGCAAGAACGTGTTGTACATCACTATGGAAATGGCTGAGGAACGTATTGCAGAACGTATTGATGCCAATTTGATGAATGTCACTATGGATGACTTGAAGAATCTTCCCAAGCAAA